ACACCTATAAAAAGTAATGATTCTCTAACGCTTGATAAAGAGCGTAAGCTTGTTGGTATATTAAAATATGGTAATAAGTCCTTAGAAGCGCTAGAAATAAACCCAGGAGACCTAGTTGGCTATACGCCTAATGGTGAGTGGGAGTTTTTAGTTGAAGGAAAGAGACTTTACTGTATGAAATCTAATGATATTGTAATTAAGTATGAACACCAAGGAAACGAAGAAGAATATAATCCAAGCTGGGCAGCGAGCAGTTGAGGAGTTAATTAAAGTAGCTAAGGAAGCTATTGTTGATTCAGATGATGATATATCAGCTGACAGACTTAAAAACGCAGCTGCCACTAAAAAGCTGGCTATATTCGATGCCTTTGAAATACTTAATCGCATTGAAGAAGAAGAGAATATGCTAAATGACAAACCCAAAGAAGTTAAGAAAGAAAAAACTTTTAGAGGGTTTGCAGAAGGGAGGTCTAAATAATGTACGAGCAAACGTTATACAAGGTCTTAAAAGATCACGTTAAACCTAAGGTTGTTAACCGTATGAACCGTTATAAAAAATGGGAGTATGGTTATAATAAAGAACATGATATCGTTGTAATAAGCAAAGACGGTACAATAGGAGAGATATACGAGATACAAAACTTAAAAATAGCTTTACCTAAAGCTAATAATGTACATAAGTTTGAAAATAACAAATGGGAATATACGGAATATCCTAAAGTATTAAAAAAAATAAAGTCTGTATTTGATTGGGAAGAATACCCGCTAGACTTTAAAGAAAAATGGTATGATTACATCGATAATGAGTTCGTCCGCAGGGAAGAAGGCTTTTGGTTCTATAATAAGGATGTGGCTACTTACCTTACTGGTACTCACTATATGTACTTGCAGTGGTCCAAAATTGATGTTGGGCAACCAGACTTTAGAGAAGCAAACAGATTATTCTTTATATTCTGGGAGGCTTGTAAAGCCGACCCACGATCTTATGGAATGTGTTATCTTAAAAACAGACGTTCCGGATTTTCTTTCATGTCTTCAGCAGAAACCGTTAACGTGGCGACAATTACGTCAGATGCACGGTACGGTATCTTGTCTAAGTCTGGCCCCGATGCTAAGAAAATGTTCACAGACAAGGTTGTACCAATATCAGTCAACTACCCGTTCTTTTTCAAGCCAATACAGGACGGTATGGACAGGCCAAAGACAGAACTTGCCTATAGAGTCCCAGCCACCAAGTACACCCGTAAAAAGCTCGAGACCAATGAATCATTACGTGAACTCGACGGGCTTGACACCACGATCGACTGGAAGAACACGGGGGACAACTCGTACGACGGGGAGAAACTAAGATTATTGGTCCACGATGAAAGTGGTAAGTGGGAAAGACCTAATAATATATTAAACAACTGGCGAGTAACAAAAACTTGTCTTAGATTAGGTTCTAGAATTATTGGTAAGTGCATGATGGGTTCAACTAGCAACTCATTAGACAAAGGCGGTGGTAACTTTAAAAAATTATACAATGACTCGGACGTCACTCAACGAAATGCGAATGGACAAACTCGCTCTGGACTATATAGCTTGTTTATACCTATGGAGTGGAATTACGAAGGATACATTGATTCTTATGGATTACCTGTCTTCGACACGCCTAAAAAACCAGTACAAGGACCGCAAGGTGAAGAAATAGATTTAGGTGTAATAGAATATTGGGACAATGAAGTAGAAGGTCTAAAGCAAGATCAAGACGCTTTAAATGAATTTTATAGACAGTTTCCACGTACTACTAAGCATGCTTTTAGAGATGAATCAAAAGAATCTTTATTTAATCTAACTAAGATATACGAGCAGATAGATTTCAATGAAGATCTTAAAAATTCTATAAGCGTAACAAAAGGATCTTTTCAATGGGAAAATGGGCAGCAAGACGGTAAAGTTATATTTGTACCAAATAGCAGTGGAAGATTTCTAGTAACTTGGGTACCACCGCTTCATTTGCAAAATAAAAAATATCAAAAAAATGGCATTAACTACCCAGGAAACGAACATATAGGAGCTTTTGGTTGTGATCCATATGATATATCAGGTACAGTTGATAAAAGAGGATCAAAAGGATCTTTACATGGTCTTACTAAATTTTCAATGGAAGACGCGCCGGCAAATCATTTTTTTTTAGAATATATAGCTAGACCTCAAACAGCTGAAATATTTTTTGAAGATGTACTTATGGCTTGTATTTTTTATGGCATGCCAATATTAGCAGAAAATAATAAACCAAGGTTACTGTATTATTTTAAAAAAAGAGGTTATAGAGGTTTTTCAATGAACAGACCTGATAGAAGATATAATAAACTTTCTATAACAGAAAAAGAGTTAGGTGGTATACCAAATTCAAGTGAAGATATAAAACAAGCTCATGCAGCCGCTATAGAATCTTATATAGAAAACTATGTTGGCTTAAAAGATTCTGGTTATGGTGATATTTATTTTCAAAGAACATTAGAAGATTGGGCAAAGTTTAATATAAATAATAGAACAAAGCATGATGCGTCTATAAGTTCTGGATTAGCCCTTATGGCTTGCAACAAGCATAGATACACACCAGTAAATAAAAGAGAGTTAAAGCCAGTTGATTTAGGTATAAAAAAATACAATAATAAAGGAGCTTTATCAAAAATTATAAATTAATGAACATATACACTAATACAAACAGTGCCTTTCCTAGTCAAGTGGTTAGTAATGCTGAGAAATCAAGTATAGAATATGGTGACCAAGTTGCTCAAGCCATCGAATACGAGTGGTTTAAGTCTGGTAGAGTTAATGGAAACAGGTATTTAACTTCTTGGAATAATTTTAACACTTTAAGATTGTATGCTAGAGGGGAGCAGCCTATACAAAAATATAAAGACGAATTATCTATTAATGGTGATTTGTCTTATCTTAATTTAGACTGGAAACCAGTTCCAATTTTATCTAAATTTGTTGATATAGTTGTTAATGGAATATCTCAAAAATCATACGAAATAAAAGCCTTTGCTCAAGACCCTAGTTCTATAAAGAAAAGAACTTCATATGCTTCTAAGCTTCAAGAGGATATGCTTTCTATAGAATATCTAGATAACTTAAAACAAGTTTTAGGTATAGACTTGTATCAAAGCGCAGACACCTCTATGATACCAGAAACAGAGCAAGAACTAGAATTACATATGCAGTTAAGTTATAAACAGGCAATTGAAATTGCTGAAGAAGAGGCTATTTCAACTGTTTTTGCTAAAAATAAATTTAACTTAATAAGAAGAAGATTAAATATGGATTTAGCTGTTTGTGGAATTGCTGCAGCTAAAACAAACTTTAACACCGCTGAAGGTATCACAGTTGATTATGTAGACCCTGCATATATGATTTATTCATATACTGAAGATCCTAATTTTGAAGACATATATTATGTTGGTGAGATTAAGTCTATAACAATACCAGAACTTAAAAAAGAGTTTCCTCATATATCTGAAGAAGAACTTAAGCGCATACAGGAAATGCCAGGTAATAGACAATATGTAACTGGCTGGGGTGGATACGACGAAAACACTGTACAAGTATTATACTTTGACTATAAAACATACAACGATCAAGTGTTTAAAATAAAACAAACTGATCAAGGGTTAACTAAAGCTATTGAAAAAGATGATACTTTCAATCCGCCTGAAAGCGATATGTTTGAAAAAGTTTCAAGATCAATAGAGGTTTTATATAGTGGAGCCAAGGTTTTAGGAACTAATACAATGCTTAAATGGGAATTAGCTGAAAATATGTCTAGACCATACGCTGATACTACTAAAGTTGAGATGAATTACTCAATATGTGCACCTAGAATGTATAAAGGTAGAATAGAAAGTTTAGTTAGTAAATGTATTGGCTTTGCAGATATGATACAAATTACGCATTTAAAACTGCAACAAGTTTTATCTAGAATGGTACCAGACGGTGTTTATTTAGATATGGACGGACTTGCTGAAGTTGATCTTGGTAATGGTACTAATTATAATCCTGCTGAGGCTTTAAACATGTATTTTCAAACAGGTTCTATTGTTGGTAGATCTCTTACTCAAGAAGGAGACATGAATCCTGGCAAAGTACCAATTCAAGAACTAACAAGTTCTAATGGTTATGGAAAAATACAGAGTCTTATACAAACTTATCAATACTATTTGCAAATGATAAGAGACGTAACAGGATTAAATGAAGCTAGAGACGGAAGTACTCCGGATAAACAAACGCTTGTTGGTCTTCAAAAGCTAGCAGCTAACGCTTCTAATGTTGCAACTAGACATATAAATCAAGCTAGTTTATATATAACTCTTAGAATGGCTGAAAACATTTCTTTAAAAATAGCAGATGCATTAGAGTTTCCATTAACAGCAGAGTCTTTAAAAAATTCTATTTCTTCTTTTAATTCAAAAACACTTAAAGAAGTTCAAGATTTAAATTTACATGACTTTGGTATATTTTTAGAATTAGAACCTGACGAAGAAGAAGAACAAAAGCTAGAAGCTAATATACAAGTTGCTTTAGCAAATGGGGGTATTGATTTAGATGACGCTATAGATTTAAGGCAAATTAAAAATATAAAACTTGCTAATCAAATGCTTAAAATAAAGCGTAAAGCTAAAATGGCACAAGATCAAGAAAACCAACAAGCAAATATACAAGCGCAAGCTAATGCTCAAGCGTCTACTGCTGAAAAAACAGCTATGGCAGAAGTTCAAAAGCAAGAAGCAATAACAGGATCTAAGGTTCAATACGAGCAAGCTAGAACTCAAATGGAAATACAAAAACTAGAAGTTCAAGCTCAATTAGATCAGCAGAAAATGCAAATGCAACATCAGTTTGATTTAGAGTTGGCTAAACTTGAATCACAAACTAGAACACAGGTTGATCAGCAAAGAGAAAGCGCGAAAGACAAGCGTATAAAAATGGAAGGTACGCAACAAAGTAAAATGATAACACAAAGGCAAAACGAAATGATGCCAATAGATTTTGAACAAGAAGCAGAAGAACAACCTATTGTTTAAACCATTAATTATTTAATTATATTATATTATGTCAGAAGTAAAAACAAATGAACCTGTTAAGCAGGAAGGTGACTTTAAATTAAAAACAAAAAAGAAAACACCTAAAAAATTAACTCAAACAGAGGATAACGTAACTAAAGTAAATGTTAATCCCAAAGAACCTTTAGTGGAGCTAGAAAGCAATGTAACTAAGGTAGAAATTAAAAAAGAAGAACAAGATGCCATTCAAGTCGGAGAAACAAAGGAGGTATCTGTGGAAGAACCATCCGGAGATAGCACAACGGTGGGAGAACCTATACAAGAGTCCAACGAGACTACTAAAGGGTTTTCTCCGATCC